TGGTGTATGCCTGATCGATAGGGGCCATCGATTTGATCGGCTGGGTGACAAAGGTCACTGAATACAGCAAAGCCACCACGATGCCAAACAAAATGACGGTCACGGCCACCACCACAAAGGCCCAGATCTTTACCTCCAATAAGGCGATAGCCTCATCAGCGGACAGGGGTTGGCTCTGAGGCTGGTCGGGTTTGGTCAATTTGTTTCTCCAAGATAGGGGCTACCAAATATTCTGGGCAGTCTTGCGTAAACAAGCATTTTGGTTTCATGCACTCGGGCTTGTGAAAGTTGTCAGGATTCTGGCAAGCATAGCGATATGAGTTTTCACACCCTGCCAGCGCCAGCAGCGCAAAGATCAATGCAAGGTGTTTCATAACCCGAATCCTTCACCTGTGATTTTTGATTTGATCGACCAACCAGATGCCGATCACCATCAATGTGCTGAACAGCACCCCGATCAGGCTCCACCCAGCGATGGCCCAAGCCTTGGCGATACGGGCAGCCTTGGCCCGTGCAGCGGCCTTCTCAGCGGCGAGGCGCTTGTGCTTGGCTTGTTTTTGGAATTCCAGCCAGTCGTCCCACAGGCCAGCCCTGCCGTGGTAGACCATCATGCGCTTGAGTTCGGCTTCGTTGTTCTTGATCTGCTCAAGAGCAGCAAACGCTTCCATGTCGTTGCCGCTGTCGGCCTTTTTCTGTATTGCGTTTTTGTTGTCAAAGAAGTCAAACAGTTTTTGACCAGCAGACAAAATGTCGCCGCCGTTTTGCACAGTCTCTTTGATGACTGCAAAAGCCGCGTTGCAAGCCGCAAGTTCAACCAACATATCCACCCTTTACAAAGATCAGGGCGACTTGAAGAAGCCACCAAACGGCAATGATGCCGATGGCGATTTTAATTCTCATGACAAGAATTCGACCAAAATTCTCACGCACCAAATCACCAGCCCAACAAGAAGGACCGCAGCGATAAACGACACGGCCCAGTCTTTCATATCCCAAAGATCTTTTTCACAAACTCGGCTGCCACGCCTGGGCCAAGCAACACAGCAGCGATCACCGCATAAAGCAGATATTCGATTTTTGCCATGCGCTTGGAGCCTGACTCAAACGATTTCTGGATGCCCTCATAGCGATGGGCGCAAACCTGCTCATGGGTGGTCAATCTGGCCTCCGTTGCATCGATCTGCTCTGACATCGTTTACTCCGGCTGAGTGGGCCAAGTGATTGTCCAAGGAAAGCCTGACTGCTTTGTGACATCGCGCAATGCTTGGCGGTATACAGCCCATGCAGATTTGTCCACTGGAGCATCTGCAACCTGTGTCCAATCGCTGTCCTTGAGCTTTTCACCACGCTGTTGACGTACAGACTTGGCTTGCTCTGTATCTTTAGCGGCCTTGTACTCAGCTTCATTATCAGCAGCAGTGGTTGTCACGCCATCAACTGTGGTGTCTGTGAAGACAGGGCCAAGCACATGCTTGGTGTACCACTTGCCTTCAATCTGCTCCACACCATCGCGCTGGCTGTACTGATAGGCCGTGCCGCCTGATGCTTGTGGGCCTTCAAAGACCACATCAGCGCCCAAGCTGTCCAAGATTTCTTCAGTTGTGATGCCCCATGTCGGGCCACCATTGGCTTTGATGTATGCACGAAACTCTGCCTCGTACATCACTGCGCCTGTTTGTCGGATTCTGATTTGCATGATTGTTCCTTATGCGATTGCCAAGAAGATGAAGCTACCACCGCTGGCATTGATAGCTGCTGGCGCTGTGCTGCTGATTTCAAAACCTGTTGAGGCGGTGTCGATGTAGTCAGTCGATGTCACTTCAGCGGCTGTGCTGTTGAGCAAAAGGTAGGGGTCATTACCGGCCACGATGCCCCGTGCGCTGTCCCAGACGTACCAGTCGCCAGTGCTGTCGGTGCGCTTAATGAGGACGAATCGCGCCCCTGCTGCGAAACCGCAGTTGATAGTCTGTGTTGTACCAGTGCCTGTGTAGCTGCCAACCTTGCTTACGCCGAGGCAGGTTGCAAAGAGGTAGGCAACGTAGGTAGAACCAGAGCCGTTAAAAATTAAGCTATCACCCACTGTAAAAACAGTACTGGTAGGGGCTGTATTACCCCAATATGAAACTGGGTCTGGACCAATTCGTCCATTAGTTGTGTTTAAACTTAACAAGTAGTTCCAACCAATACTAGTTGTTCCTACACCCCATTGTGTTGCTCCACTTCGTCTTTTTATAATAACTAATTCGGGAGCAGTACCCAAGTTATGGGCTACAGTTCTCGCCTCTGTTCCCGTCCCTGTATAGCAAACCACATCAAAGAAGCCGGGGGCGCGTCTGAAGTTCCAATAAATCGCAGCGTTATTTCCATACATTGATGGAATTCTGTACCCCGTATTGTTTACATCTCTAGATATTTGGTCTGTTGTTTCAGCATTTGTATTGGTTGTTTCCAGATAGGGAATCAATGGGTTTTCGTTAACAGTTCCAACGCCTGTTAATCTGGTTACGGCTCTTTTGTGATTGCTATTAACTGTGTTTGCAATAATTTGCAAATCAAGAGGAAATCCAGTTGTAAGGATTGTTCCGTTGTTTTGACCAGTTGTGGTTAGATTAGGACTAAACACACTCGTCCCCGTTGTCGGCACTTTCATCGGGCCACGGCGTATGGCAATGTAGATGTAACTATCACCCGCATCATTTGTCCACGCAAATCCAGTATTTGCTGTGAAACCTGTGGCATTGAAATCAATAACATTTGCTGGTGCTACTTCCGCATCAGCCACGTTAGGGTACAAAATTGCATCACTCCCGCCTGTTGCAACACCTCGCATATTGTCAAAAATTGACCAGTTGTAGGCTTCATTGGTCTTTTTAATTAAAACCCATTGTGGCTCGTAACCCAAACTAATAAAGTTACCGTCTGTTCCTGTGCCCGTATAAGACCCACACGAAATCACATTGTCCGTACCCGTCAGGCCAAAGCCTCCTGCGTTGTGGGCAAAGAGGTAGGCTACGTAAGTGCCGCCAGATGCGTTAACACTTGCATCAGTGCCAAGACTGAATACCGTGTCTGTCGGCGTTGTGCTGTTCCAGCGGTTAGTGCCTGTGGCTACCGCTGCTGTGCTGTTTAACACCATGTATTGCGTGTTAGCAAGACTTCGGTGATACACCTGCCAATCTGCTGATGCGTCTGTGCGCTTGACGATAATAAAACCGGGAACACTGCCAAGGTTGTGAGCAATTGTTCTTCCAACTCCAGTCCCCGTATACGTCACCACATCAAAGAACTTAGGCTGCTTACGGAAGGTCCATGAGGTGTAGGTGAGTCCGCTTACGTTTGTTCGTGAAAATACTGTATCCGCATCAAGCGAAAAACCAGTAGTATTAAAACTAGACAGTCCCATACCAGAACTGCCGTTTGATTCAGCGTTCGTAGTATTTGATCCAATGAGTTTTAAAGCACCTCTGTTGGTGTCGTATATTGCAGAACTAACTGTGTTGCTTCTAGTTTTTATCCATGTCATGCCACCTTTGGTTGACAAATCAATACCATTGGTGATCGTCTGTGTAGAGCCGTTACCTGTGTACAGCCAAGTGCTAAACACATCTTCGATGTAGTTTTTCGGAACAGGGACACCACCACCAAAGGCATCGTAACTAGCTGCACCGCTTGTTGCTTGTAATGGCATGGTTTAAGCCTTGAACTGAGTGACAGAGGCCAGCACTGTGTAGGTGGCACTGCCTGTTTTCAAAATTAGAAATCTGTAACTGTCGATACCGCTTGCGTTACCCGCTGTAGGCGCACCACCAAGCCAACGTGTAGTGACTCCAGAGGTTGTGCCATCCACCTGCACTGCGCTGTTGTAATAGGCAGTAGCGCCTTGAGTGACCAAGAAAGCCACAGTGACTGACTGACCTGTTGCCAACGCAGTGTTAAGCGATGTGCCGCTAGAAGCTCGGAAGTTCACCGTCCAGTTCGCTGATGCGTTGGAGGTGTAGAACAGCACCGACTGCGTGGTGATGTCATAAGCAATCGTGCCAGTGGCTGCTGTGGCCGAGACTGTTGCAACTTCTGCTGCATCGTTCAGGACAACAGCCAATGTGTTGGATGTGCCGCTAAATGTCTTTGTGCCTGTGATGGTCTGATCAGTTGCTAGAGTCACATCACCAGTGCCAGCCGCTTGCGCCCAGTTGG